ATCACCAGCCCCGCCCTGGCCGCCGCCCTGCATCCACGGCCACCCGCCGCCGCCGGCCGTGGCCGGTGTGACCGACCCCGGGCCGATACCCACCCCGGCCGGGGTGGGAGCCGACCCCGGGGCGATGTAAGGCAGCAGCCACGCCGGGACCGGGCCGGCCGGGGTGGGGGCCGGGCCGCCCCCGGCCGTGCCGCCCCCGCCATCCCCGCCGCCGCCGGCCCCGCCACCAGCCCCGCCATCACCGGGAGGGGCCGGCCTCCCCGGGCCGCCGTACTTCTTGCCGACCGGGAACCCCGTCAGCCTGCGCAGCAAAGTGATCTTACGGTGCAGGATGTTTTCCTTGCGTCCCTCCTGCCTGTTGAAATTGCGCAACTGCTGGCGGATGACGCTCAGCGCCCTGTGGTGCATCCACCAGTCACCCGGCCGGGTGTGCAAAGCGTTGGGGTGCTGCAACATCCAAAGTTCCTCGATATCCGCCTCCCGGTTGTGACGCTTACGGAACGTCGCCGCGTGCTTCTCATCAACCTCCAGGGTTTTGACAGTCCGGGCCAGCTCGGTCAGCCACCTGCGGACCCGGGGGTCCACCGGCTTCTTGTGCCTGGCATCCCCGCCGACCACACCACCATCCGCATACCCCTGGTAACCGGACAGGGGGCCGTTAGCCGACCACAGGGGGACACGGGTGGGAGACCCGTAAGTCGAGCGGATGTACCCCAGGCCCCATCTGATCTGGGTGACCGGGTTCGTCAGCCAGTCCGGTCCCGCCGCCGCCATCTTCGACCCCGGGTTGGACTGGGGGATGCCATACGCCGCGTTATACGGGCCGCCCGCCGGGTTCTGGGCGTTGGTGCGCCACCCCGATTCCTCCATCCACCCCGACCGCAGGAACAGCCAGTTGTTGCCCGTCCACCCGATCGACGCGGCCATGCGCTGGCCGATGGCCACGTTAGGACCCCCGCCGCCGCCACCGGATATCCCCCCGAACCCGGACTTAGCCTGAGCCGAGCGGATAGCCGCCCCGCCCGCCTTGGCCACCGCCGACTCCACCATCGACGTGAACCCGTCCACATCCCGGGTCAGCCAGTGACCGGCGCCAGTAGCACCATCCGAGTAGTGGCCGATGATGCCGCCCGCCTTAAACCCGGGGATCATGCCCCGCAGGTGATCCACCCACCCGGCCGCGACCATCTTTGTCGGGACCACCAGCTCCCCCCGCTGGGCCATGACCAGCTGGTCATCCACCCCCGGCTGGCCCTGATTTATGTACGCACCCCGGGCCGAGTGGATTGAGACACCCTTGCCCCCGGTGACCAGGAAATCCCCCGAGGCGTTGATCTTAATGTGAACCTGCTTGGAATGGACATCGGACAGGTCGTTGACCAGGTTGCGCAGGTGGGTCCGGGTGTTGTCGATCTCCTTGGACGCCGCCCGGAACGGGGCACCCATCGGGCCGGGCAGGTGACCCATCACCCCGGTCAGGATGCGGATGCCGCCCAGCATGTTGTCCAGCATTTTGAGGAAAAACACGGCCACGTTGCGCATGGCATCCGAGATGACAGCCCGGATCTGGTCGAAGTGCTTGGCCACGAACAGGGTCACCAGGCCGATAGGCCCCGTCAGGATCGCCAGGAGCAGCGGCCAGTGGCCCCGTATCCAGTTGAATACCGCCGCCGCCGCGCCCTGGATGGCATGCCAGTGCTTGATAATCTCCAGGACCGCCAGGCCGATGGGACCCGCCAGGATGGCCAGCAGCAGGGGCCAGTGGGTTCTGATCCACCCGAACACTTCCTGGACCACGTTGCGGAACGTCTGCGAATGCTTGTAGGCGTAGACGAACCCGGCCGCCAGGCCCGCCAGGGCCAGGACCACAACCCCGATCGGGTTGGCGTCCAGGACGAGGTTCAGGGCCGTCTGAGCCGCCGCCATGACCTTGGTGGCCGACTCCACAGCCAGGGTGCCCAGAGCCCACAGTTTCATGGCCCCGACAATCGTCAGGATCGCCACGGCAAGAGACTGGACCAGGGTCTTGTTGCGGACCAGGAAATCCGCCACCGGTTTGAGGGCACCCAGCAGTTTGAGGCCGAACGCACCCGCCAGGATGCCCGCCCCGATAGCCAGCCGGGCCACCAAAGCGATCACCGGGGCGAACACCCCCGCCACCTCGTGAAACGCCGGGATGACCGAGGTCCTGACCACGGCCACCACCCGGTCAAACACCGGGGCCAGGACCTTTTCCAGGTTGGGAGCCTCATCCACGAGTTTGAGCAGGCCACCCGCGCCCTTGGCCAGGGCCGGCAGCAGGAACCCGCCGATGGTCTCCGACACGTCATGCATGGTGGCGGACAGTTTTTTCATCGGGTCCGCCGCCGCCGCCGCAGTCCCCCCGAACTCTTTGTTGAGTTCGTGGAGGATGAGCTTCTGGGCTGCCAGGGTGTGACCCGACGCCACCATGGCCGTGACCTGCTTTTTCTGCTGGTCGGTGAACGTGACCCCCACCCGGGCCAGGGCCGACATGCCCTTGACCGGATCGTTGAGGGCCTTGCCCAACTGGATCGCCTGCTTGCGAAGCGACTCCGCCGAGACGTTCCCGCCGGTCATAGCCGACGACATGTCCGTCAGGATCGACGTGGCCTGGGTGAAAATGTCGTTGCCCTTGCCAGTCTCGTTCCTGATGTTGGTGAACGTCAGGAGCATGTTCTGGCCAGCGGCAATGGTGTCGTGGTCGATGCCGGTCAGCTTCTGGATGTGGGCGGCCATCTCCTCGATGCCCTTGGCGGTGACATGAGCGCTCCCGCCCGTGGACTTGATCACCGCCTCGGTCTGGCGGGACACCTTAGCCGCCTCCCGGGCACTGTCCAGGAACCCCTTAAACAGCTCGATGCCCCCGGCCAGGGTCAAAGCCGCCAGCAGCGGGCCGGCCACTTCCTTAAACGACTCCCCGAACCTGTGACCCGATTCCTTGCCCGCCGCCTCCGCGCCCTTGCCCGCCTCCTCCTTGACCCCAGCCCCGATGTTGGCCCCGGCCTCCTTGCCGGCCTTGGTCGCCGCCGGCCCGGCCTTAGAGACACCAGCCTCCGTGTCCTTCGCCACCTGGGTCGAGTCGATGCGCAGCTTGGCGTAAAACTCCGCGAGCTGGCCCACGGGCTACCCAGCCTCGCCTTGGGTGGCCTCGATGAAATCGAGGACCTGACGGTAACGGGCCGACCCCTGGACTTCCTCCACCTGGTCCTCCGTCCCCGGGTCGCCCATCTCCAGTGCCCACTTTTCCGCCGGCGTCTCGTAATCCTCCAGGCCCTTGGCCCCGAGCCCCGCCGCCACCACCGACAGCAGCCGCAGGTGATCATCCGCCGTGGCCCGCTCGATCAGCTTGACTTCCGCCAGGTCACAGATTTCCCGGCCGGTCAGCCAGTACGGTGAGCCCTCCCACCACTGGACGAACCACCCTTGGCCTTGCCGCCCTTCCTGGCCGCCGCCCGGGCCGCCTCCTGCTCCGACCTTTCCAGGGCCAGAGCCGGGTCCACCGGCTGGCCGCCGGGGGTCACCGAAACGTCCCCGTGCTGCAACGAGATGACCCGCGCAATATGGGCGTCCCGGCCCCCAGGCCCATCCGAGGAGACAGGCGGCGGCACGGTAGGGCGCTCAGCAATCGCCGCCACGTTGGCCTCCGTCTGGAGCCGGATGTCATTCATGATTTCCAGGAGCACATCGCTGGGGGTCTGGTGGGTGCGGACGTGGACCCGGAACCGGTGAAACTCCGTGTCCCCGAACGCCACCCGCAGGTAATCCGCCACCGCCGACATGGTGGCCGCATCCGACACCACCATGCCCTCATCCTCTGAGGCGATGGACGCCAGGATGGAACCCTCTAGCAGGTTCATCCGGCCCTTGCACTCAAACACCTTGCCGTCCAGGGTGAACTTGACCCCGGCCAGGGGGTTTTCCTCCGGGCCGTCTGTGACCGGCCGGGCCGATGAGAACTCGCGCATGCCATGGCCTCCGTGGTGCTAGGACCGCAGCGGGGTCTGCAAAATCGCCTTGTACAGGCGTGCCCCCGTCGCAGGCTTCTCCAGGGTGAACTCCACAGGCAGCGTAGCGTTAGCCGCGCCCTTGGCCCTGGTGATGGCCAGCGTGCCGGTCTGGAAACACTGCCGGTAGACCCACCGTTCGGTGTGGTCCTCCGACTCAAACCCGATCATGGTCCGCAGCTCGGTTCCCAGGTCCGGGGGCTCAAACGTGGTGATGCCCGCACCCGTGGTGATGACCCCGCCGTTCATGGCCATTTTCAGGTTGGCGATGGTGAGCTGGGACGCCGCGAACTTCAGGGACGACACCCGGCCCGTGGTCTGGTTGGACACCGGGTCCAGTTCCTCCGCCACGTTGACCTGATCCACGGCCAGGGCGTAATCGAACTCCGACCCCGCATCGGTGTACCCGAGCAGGACCCACCCCGCGTCCACCGTCGCCCACGCCGTCACCAGGTCGGTTGGCTCCACCCGGCCCATGGCACCCAGGTACAGATACCCCGGTCCCAGGGCGAGTGCTGCTGGGTTACCTCTAGCTGGCATCAGTCATCTCCCTTATCTGGGGCCGCCGGGGTGTAGCCCTCCGGTGGGTGGACCTGGTCCCGCCATCCGTGCCGCCACACATCAGCGGCCAGGACGGGGTCCCCGGGGTTGTACGCGCGGACCAGGCCCGTGCCTGATTCGGCTGGGTCCCCGGCCATGAGGGGACTGTCCGCGTAGTAGTGGTGGGGCGGGTCTGCGCGCTCCGCAGCGTCCCGGGCCTCCCGTTCCCGGGCCTGGACCTGGCCCGGGTCGTCCAGGGGCTCAGAGGCCGCCTGGGCGTCATCATCGGGTTGACCCTGATCTGCCTGTGCCTTGTCCATGTCCGGCGGGTCACCCGGGGACGTGCTGGGCTTGGGAGTCACGCTCAGCCGCCCAGGATGTTCTTGACCTCGACCGTAAGGCCGGTGATCACCGAGTAAGAGATGGGGACGTTGCCGTTGGCATCCCCGAACGGCGACTGGGGGAACGGGCCGAACTCCCGCACCCCCGTAGCCGGCAGAGCCCCGCCGCCCAGGACCAGGGGGGCCACCGTGGTTCCGCGGGGTCCGCCGCCAGCCGGCGGGGTGACCGTGACAGTCACAGCCGTGCCGGTGGTGATGAACCGCAGGTAAATGTTCTCCCCCGCCGGGAACGTGTCACCCGTGGTGCCCGATGGGGTGTTGGGGGTGGGGGTCGAGGACACCCGGCCGCCGATGGTCTGAACGGAATATGCAGTCATGGGCTAGCTCCCTGTCAGGACGAAATCGGCGGACACGAAGAACGAAAACTCCTCGCCCGTGTTAGGGGCCGCAGGCTGAAACGCCGGGACGGTGACGTTGTCCGACACCCGTATGACCCACCCGTCCCCCACCGGGACCGGGCAGCCGGTCAGGGACCGGACAGCATCCCGGTACGCCTTGGCACCCAGCTCCGCCGCCTGCTCAGTGCCCGCGTAAACCGACGCGCCCACCCGCACCGTCAGGACCGAGCCGTCCTCCGCCACCGAAAAATCCGGGCCGGCTGGGATGGCTTCCAGAACCGCGTAAGCCCCCGACTGGGGGGACGCCTGGGTGCGCAGGTACGCACCCGCCCCCAGGGGGCCGTTCGCGCTGGCGCCCACCAGGTCCGGGCGGGAGTTGACCCACGCGCGGATGGCTGACGTCGGGCTGTCAGACATGGATGATCCGGTGGGACAGGGCCACGGCTTCCACACCACGGGTAATGAAATCGTTAGGGGCGGTGCCCGGGTGGTGGACGATGGGGCCGAACACCTGACCGGTTGCCCGGTTACGCAACGGCCATGGACCCGACGACCGGATGACGTGGGCCGGGGTGCCCTCCGCCACGAACCCGCCGTAAGGGGCCACCGGGCCGATGATCCTGTCATCCCCCAGCCGGAACGCATGGATACTCGACCGCAGGTAACCCGAGGGCCGCAACGGGGCATCACCAGCGTGACGGGTGCCGCCGGGGACAGTCCGCCCCTTGGTGGCGTAGATCGGCTGGACCTTGGACACCGGGGCCGCCCGTTTCATTTCGTTAACAGCCAGCCCGGCGATCCGGTCCATGGCCGCCTGGACCCCGGGAGTGCCCGCCATGGCCTTGACCGCCGCAGAGTCGAACTTGACCACGATCTCACCAGCCACAGTCCGCCTCCATCACAGCAAGGTCCGGTCGCCCCACGGGGCGATGGTCACCGGGTCGGGGAACATCCAGTCCGGGGTGACATCCACGACACCGGCCCCAGCCTCCGCCAGAGCCGTTTTCAGGGCTGCCAGAGCCGACGCTGCCCGCTGGTCCAGGGCCGCCGCCAGGGTGACATCCGCCTCCCGGTTGGGGTACGCCAGCTCGATGTCCGCCGCCGCACGCCACTCCGCCGCGTCCCTGGCAGCCCCGGACAGGTTCGCCAGGGTGGCCGGGTCCCCCACCGTAGGCAGGACACCCACCAGGGCCACCAGGGACCGCACCGCCGCGTCGATGAACGCCTGAGCCTGACTCGCCGTGGGCGTGGTCGATGAGGTGAACGTGCCCAGCACCGCATCAGACCCCGGGGTTCTGCTGTCCCGGGTCCGTCGCGGGATGTGACGCGCCACCTCATCCACACCAGGTGCCCACGGCTCGCCAGGCATCCGGCTACCCTCCCGCCTTGGGACCCGGGACAGCCGGGGCCTTGGGGGAGCCCGGGCCGGCCTTGGCCGGCTCGGGGTCCTCGGCCTGCTCGTTCTGCCTGGACCGCTTGGCCGCCGCAGCCTTCCTGGCCCGTGCGTCGGACAGGCGCTCCTGGGCCTCGTCCACGAGCTGCTGAGCCCGGTCCCGGTTGGCCTCGGCGCCGGCCAGAACAGACTCCGCGTAGACCACCGCCTCATCCGCCGACGTGTCCGGTTCCTGGTCCGGGGACCAGCCAACCTCCCGGACCAGGCCGTTGCGGTACAGGTGCCGCTTGTCCTCCAGCGGCACATCCTTGGGCAGGGGGGCACCCTCGTGGAAACCCACCACCGTCCATCCGTCCGTGGTCATGGTCTTGGCCGTGACGTACTTGCCGGTCACCACCAGATCCGCGTCACCCGGCAGGGTGTCCGCCTCATATTTGGGCATGTGCTTTCCTTCCTGGGCGTCAGGCCGGTGCCTGGCCGTGTGAGGTTCGGTCAGGACCCGGTGATCTGGCAGGCCGCGCCAGGCTCCTGGACGATCGGCACGGTACGCCGGCGTCCCTGCAAATCCCACTTGTCGTTGGGGTCGATGCGGATCGACTTGATCTGCACCGCGAGCTGGTCCATGGCGTAGCCCGGGGCGTCGTCCATCTCATCGGCCATGCCGCCGAGCTGGGTCGAGTCCAGGACGTACGGGGAAGCCGCCACCGTCGAGGGGGAAACCACGATGGTCAGGCCGGCGATGACCTCGATCTGGCCGGTGTAAATCGGGTTGCCCGAGTCCTCCCGGCGCAGGGCGTTGGTCACGGTGGTGTCGCCCATCATGGCCGCGTAGTGCAGGTCATCCACCAGGACCGTGTCCGGCTTGTAACCCAGGTTCTTGCCGACAACCTTGGCCTTGGCCAGCAGGATGTCATACAGGATGCGGGCCGTGGCCGGGGTGGCCCACGACGCCACCGCGGACTGGGTGGTGGTCACCGCCGACGAAACCGCCGACATGGCGATGCCGTCCACCTGGCCGATGATCGAGTTAACGACCTTGCGCATGCACCGGTCCACCGACTGCCCGGCGTACACGTTGCGGGAGATTTCCTCATCGGTCAGCGGGACCTTCTGGCCCCACTTGGACACCGACGCGATACCGGCCGTGCCGGTCGGCATGTTGGCGAACGGGTACTCCGCCCCGGCCCCCACAGCCTCCACCGGGCGGTCCGTGACGAACGGCTCCGACAGCTCGTACAGAGCCGCGCCGCCAGCGGTACGGAACCGCTGGGTCAGGATCTGATCGGCCACGAACCGCAGGTCAATATACGACCGGAGGCGACGGCGGATCTGGGTGGGGGATTGCAGGAACCGTGAGATTGTCTCAAGGTCACCCGACAGGGTCGGGGGTGGCGCCGGATACGAACCGGGCATGGGGTGTCATCCTTCCCTTGACGGGGGTTTTCCTTGGCGGGTGGGGGCGG